GCTTGTCCAGTTTGTGGATTAATAAAATCAGCTTTAGAGATACTTTCAGCACCCCATTCTGTGGATTCGTCACTACCAGGAAGAACGTCATGTAAAAGTGACTGGTCAAAAGATTTTACATTTTTTCCTTCTTTTTTTCCTGTTTTAACCCATTCACCATTTGTAAATTTATATTCTATATTATACGAACCTTCTGTTTTCCATGCAATTCCTCCTTCATCCTGCATGAGCATCATGTCACCACTATACTCAAAGCTATCTTCGTGAAGCACCTTCTCAAATGAAGATGACTCTGGATTCATGTCAATTACTATTTCATTATATATTTTCACGCTATTTTCTCCCTAACATCTCCGCTAATGATTGTTTATTACTACCACCAAGACTTTTACCTTGCATGTTAAAGTATTCAGATATTGTTGGAGAAGGTTGTCCTTCTTCTTGTTCATAAGATACCTCTTCAAGTGCAGTTCCATCATATGCTTTTTGTTGTTGCAATAAAGCTAAGAGTTGCATTAATTGTTGCTGATCTGGAACTTGACCACCTTGCTGATAAGACCAACCTTCTGGAGATATAACTTCTGTAGGAGAATCCATTGCTTTTTCTGCATCAAAAAACTCATCAGAATAACTAGATGGATCAACCGCTTTTTTTACATCAAATAAATCGCCTATACCAGCCATTGCACCTTTCGCTCCACCCCACTTCCAATCTTCTGTTCCAAGAAGTCCTTTAGAAAAATCACCTTTCATTATATCTTTTGTACCACCAAGTTTACCCTGTAGCCCAGCAGAAAGATATGATTCTAAAACATCTTTTCCAAAAGCACCTTTTTCTTTTAAAGGATCAGTAGCCATTTGTGCTCTCAATCCTTCTGCAAGAGTTTTTGCTTCTCCTTTACCATATCCATATTCATCACCTTTTAATCCAGTTGTCTTAGCTCCCATTCCTCTTGTTGCTTCATGTGCAAGTTTTTTACCACCAAATTGACCAGCAGCCATGACAAGTGGCATAAGAAGACCACCAGAGGCAACACCAAGAAGACCAGCAAGACCAGCACCTAGACCAGTCCCAGCTATCTTACCAAGAATGCCACTCCATCCTCTACGCTTTTTTGCCTTTTTTTGCTGTTTAGCATATTCTTTTGCAAGTCTTTCTGACGTAGCCATTTGTTGTCCTGCTTGTTTAAATCGACCTAAACCTATTGCCATGATATTGTCCTTTTATTTTAAATTATTTATTTTCATGTTTTAAAAATTTGCTCCAAAAAATGTTGCATTACTTACAGGTGCTTCACCTTCTTCTTCTGCTGCTGTATAATCTATATATGGTCTATGACTTTCTGTGCCATTATTAGCCCAATAAAGTCCAGTCCTAAGCAGCCCTGATGTGGGAGCTGTATCATTATAATCATTATTATGTAACACACATATTTTAAATGTACTTAAACTTGCCATGTCATCACGTGCATCTTCGTTTAAGGTAAAATCCGTAAAAGCGTCAACTGATCCCATGGCTGTACTTGCAGAATATGCAGTTATATCACTTGCCCCCCAACCTGATAAAGTTACACTTTGATCAGTAATCCATGTACTAAACCAATCATCAGTAGCTGCTGCTGAGGGATCATGTCCTGACTTAGCTACTATACAAGGAGTGCAAGTATTTTGAGTATGTGCTTTTAATTTAAAAGTTGCTTCAGTTGGTGCTGAACCAACGCTACTTGTATCAAAATCAAAAAATGACCTTGTTAAATAATATTTTATACCACCTCTTGCACTAACATATTCATACCTAATTGCATGTAAAGCACTATAAGTTAAATTAGTAACAGGATTACTTGCACCTACATGGTCGTGAACAGCATCCCAACTTGAATTTAATGAACTTGATTGATAGCCATCATTTGAACTTGCAGTAATAGTAGGCATTATAATACCACCTTTGGCATGTAATAAGTTTCTTGAATTTCTGTATATATATTACTATCAGGAGATACAGTTACTTCCTCGAAAGTAATATCATCAAAATTGTATTTGTCATTAACATGAGGATAATTATTCCAATATGTCAACTTTGTTCCTATTTTACCTATAGCAATGGCAAATGATTTAAAACTATCTAAACTTTCATCTCCAAAAGTATCTAAGAATATCCCATCATATTTATTTGTAATACCACATGTAAGCCAATCACCTTCAACAATAGTTACATTACTTTTATCTTCAGCCCATATCTTTAATTTTTCAATAATCTGTGGATGTATCTCTACTATTGTATGAGAATTAACTCCTTGTGCTTGTATGTAATCAGAACATATACCCATACCAAATCCTATTTCTAAAATATCTCCTTTGCTTTCACATATATATTCAGCAGATTTTTCCATGATTGGTGCTTCCCAATCCATCATTACTTCCATGTTGTGATAGTCATCATTAGTAATAATCTTGTTATTCTCAAAGGTTAATATAGTATCTTTAAAAGCCATTAAAACTGAAAATCCAAACTTGCTACACCATAAGCAATTTGATTATCTGCATCCCAAAATATTGAAATAATATCAACATGATTTGCATCATCCGTAAGATCAGGATTGCTTCCACCTGCAAATTTTACAGTAGCACTTCCATCAGCAGCATCAGAGTTTACTAAATCAAAAGCATAATAATTTGTTACTGTTCTTCCTCCAGTCGCATCTTGTTTAAGTAGTAATACAAAATTACCTGAAGTCTCAGGAAATATTAGATTTAAATCTGTAATATTACCACCATCAAAAGTTACAAATTGTTTATTTCCAGTTATAAAAGATACATCAGTATCACTTGCATTGTATGTAGGAGTTTCTAAATCAAATCCTACTGCACATCCATCAAATTCAACATGAGTACCAGCGATAACCATTACAGGTGCACTAGAATGAGTCGACTGCAAATATAATCCACCCGCTACAGTTGAAGTTAATTTTACAGCAGACCCAGTAAAAGTAAAAGTACCCTTTTGACTACCACTTAATTCAAGGTTTATAGAACTACCACAATCTAATATAATATCATTTGAAGCATCTAAGTATATATCTGTATTTGCAAGATATGTAGTGTTATCAGCAGGACATGTAGCCTCTTTTCCAATTACAACTTGATTTTGAGCCTGAATACCAGTTACATCCGCATCATGCCCTATACATATATTATAATCTCCATCTGTTATAGTATCTCCAGCTTCTGGGCCTATACATATATTAGATATAGAAACTCCTGAAACTTCCTTACCAGCATGATACCCTATAAGAACTTGAGTTATACAAGCAGCACCAATGTCTTCTCCAGCTTTATTACCTAAGCATATATTTTGTGTACCTTCACCAGATTGTTCTGATCCAATAGTTATATTCATGTTATTATCAAACGTACCATCATCTTTTCCAATTATAATTTTTCCAAAAAGATTTACATCTTCTCCAAATGATGCAACTTTTGCATTATCTTTAAATATTGTTATTTCTTCTCTACTTATTGCAAGATGATCAGAAACTTTTGTACCAATCCTCATAATACCATCTACTGAAAGAGGAGTATCATACCAGTTACTACCTATTTTGCCAAATATTTTAGCACCTAAATTAGTTTGTCTAATTTGTATGTCACCATCACTTCCATCTCTTCGATGTGGCTTACCACTAAGTTTATTACTAACGTGTGGTCTTCTTGGTCTACCCCAACTCATTTTATTGGTCTCACTCTATATAAAATTGATATATCATTTATCTCAAAAACATCTGCTGAGTCTACTCCAACCTCTCCCGTAAATCTAAGTGCAAAACTTTTTATATCTTTTGCTTGAGATGCAGTAGTGGGAGTAAGAGCCACAGTGGTAAGCGTTGAACCTACATCAGAAAGTGGTGTATTAGCACTATTAAACTGTCTATCAGTTGCATTTCCATCTGTTCTAAAATATACACCAATGCTATCACAGTCACCCTTATAAGTCACATATACCTTAAATATCTTTTTGGTCTGAGATGGCAATCCAAAATCTAAATCTTTAGTTATATATTCAATTGACTGTGCACTTGCGGTAGAGTTAGTGCCAGTTTGCATATCATGATTATAATTTAAAAGAGTAGGATCACCATTACTTTTAATTGATAAATAACCATCATTAGTAATGATGAAATTAGAATGCCTTGTACCATCAGCATTTGTAATCATGTCAGCTCCTTCAGTCCATGATTGTGTTGCTAAATTATATATCCAAGCTCCCTCACCGACATCACTTGTACTATCTGAGTCATCTCCAATATCTTTTAACACAATAATACTTTGAGAACGTGGATCATATCCAACACAAGGAAAATTAGAAGTGCTTGAATTTGAAGTTTCTTCTATTGCAGGACTAGCACCACCTATATAAGATTGAGTAGTCCAATCAAATTTACCATTTGTAAGAGAAATTACTTTTTGACCATCATATATGAAACATCCATTTTTGTTTGCAAATATCACCCCAAATGCAGTTGTGAATACTTGACATGGATTAAATACACCACAATCTCTAAATGAAGCTTGAGCATGAGGTTGTCCTGGATTTGATACATTTATTACATACATTGCATTTTTTTTAAATTGTAATATTGTATCTTGAAAAGCTGCAAGAGCTGTAATTGGAGAACCATCAGAAGACGGAGAATCAAAGTAATTAAATTTAGGAAATACGCCAGGCTTTCCAAGCATTGACCACATCATCGTATCTGGCTTATGTTTGCCATCAAATTCTACATTACCAATAAATATTATTCCTTGTTGACCAGTTATTGCTGTTTTATATTTAACACTTAAAGGGGCTGGCCCAGCAGTATTATCAGCTATTGTATCACCAGATTTATTATAAATTTCATTTGCGTAATATCCATTTAATGAAAGATATGTATGTATCTCTGGCGGAGAATCAAATATCATGTTAGAAGCAAGATTATATGCACCTGAATTATGATCCCAAGGAGTAAATGTAGAATCAAGTCCACCTTTAATACCATCAATCAAACTAACTTCTGCAAGTAAAAATCTCTCTACATCTCCAGATTTCTTAAAATATATACGTGCTCCTTCAATTCTTATGTCATGACCAATATAGTTAGTGCTAGAAGTACCACCACTATCTGTATTTGTTATTGAAAAATTAAAATATAATTTTTCATTTGCAAAAGTATATGGCCCATTTGGAGCACCAACATCAGTTTTTTGAAGAGCAGTTAAACCAGTCTCACATCCTCCATCAAAAAGAAAAGATATATAAATAAAATAATCTCCATTCCAATTCCCAGTATTCGCAGAGCCAATATGAACACAAGCTGCTCCATCTGTTCCTGAAGCTAAATCAGGAGCATTTCCGTCTTGCCAATCTAATGTTACTTTTCTAGCTGCTGCGCCATCTATAGTATCAGCAGAAGAAAAAATAAAAGTTGGAGATGTTATAAGTGGAGCACTAGTAATAGATGACCATCCTTTTGTTGTTATGGTTTGATTATAGTCTTTTCTTGAAACATATATCCTTGCTTTGCGATCATTAGCATTAGAAAAAGTTGCATCAGAGACATATACACCATTACCTCCAGCATAAAATACAGGAGCAACATCAGTATCACTTGCCCCAGAACCATTAAAATCAATCCAACTTACATGGTCGTCATCATGATCTAAAGCATCTATCTGATCTGAATCAGATGTAAGTAGTATTTGATATTCACCTTCATTAGCACCATCCCAATCAGCAGGAGCTGTAAATTCAAATAATCCATATCCAGGAAGAGGAGCATATGCAACATTACTAATTGCTGCAAATTCTTTCAAAGTATTATTTTCATTTAAACAATCTCCAAGTAATTTTATTTTTCCAATATTTGAGACTGTCACATTTATAGCTTCTTGACATTCAAAATCAGCTATGTCACGTGCAGATGATTTTTGATTAATACCTCCATGAAATTGAGAGAATTGATATAACTTTTTACTTCTACCAACTGTTTGTGGTAAAGGCTGAAACCCTCCAGGTATTGCATTCCAATTAACAACACCAGTAAATGGAGAAGACCCTACATTTGAAACAGAAGTAATAGAAGGTAATGCTTTTTCCTTTGCCCATGCTTCAGTTTGAAGTTGCAATTTTTCTTCAGCAAGTGTCTCAGCTAAAACTCTAGCTTCCTCAGCTTCACGAGCTTCACGTTGTTCTTCGAGAGATTCTCCCATTTGGCCAAATATACCGCCAGAAGTAAAAGTTATTCCACTGCTAAGGTCTATATTTGGACTAAGATAATCTGTAGATATTCCAGTTAGCTTCGACTCAACAGTTGGTTCATCTTCCTTTTTTCCTCCTTTTACCATTATCACATCACCGCTATATTCGTAACTATCTTCATAGATTACTTTTCCATCTGCATCAAATATTATTTCATTATATATTTTCATGCAATTATAGACTTTTAATCACTTTTCTTATTTTAGCCCAAGCTTTATCATCTTTTTTAGACTTAGTTATTTTAACAGCTAGATCACCAATAACAACAAGTACACCAAGAACTCCATGTTTTTTTATTAACCTTCCTAATATTAGATTTAACATTACTTGCCTACTACTTTATACAATGCTTTTTTAATTGAAGTCCAAATAAGGTCATCCCACTGACTTGGACTAAGTGCAACAATCTTATCAACTGCTAGTAAGCAAATTAATACATATTCCCAATTGTTAACTAAAAAATTCATTTATTTACTCCTTTTTTTTTAGATTTTCCCCAGCTAAAGGGATTTAAGTTAAGTTCTTTCTCATACCATTCCATTCTTTCTTCCATCTCTTCAATGTGCTCTTGTTCTGAAGCCTTTCTTTCAGCTTCATGTAGTTCAATCTCTTTAAGAGCCAATAACATATTTCTTTCAAGTGCCTGTATTCTACTTTCTATTTTCCAAAAAGCATATACAAGCATTGCAACAGCAACTATTAATTGTATAAGCCATTTAAAATTTATTGTAATAGCAAAGCTATCATTAATTTTCATTTTTTTTAAAAAGCTTAATTACAATATCTTTTATTACGTTTACTGCTGTCATTGTCTTCTTTGTTTCATCCTTTGATTTACGATTACTATCAATTAATTTAACAGTAATATCATACAAATTTTTTATATCAGTCTTTACATCCTTTGTTACAAACTTTATCAAATACATGAGAGCATAACCAAGACCTATAGCTACAGCAATTGGAATTCCTAAAGTTTCTATTATTGCAACTATGTCCAATTAAACCTCCCATATAATTATTTATTTCCAATTAAAGCTTTTAAAAGTCCTTTAATATTATCAGATGATTGTGATTTTTCTCCAAATACTCTTAACATTTCAAAATGTGTATGTATAGCATCATCTGCTTCCTGAGCTTCTTCCTTTGTATCATAGAACCCAAAATGTCTTCCAGCTTTAACAGAAGCAAATGGGTCTTCTATTCGTTCTCCTTGAAATAATTGTGGATATACTACATATTTTTTCCCTCCATCGACATCAACATCTGCCATTCCAGTATATATATTAGATATAGAACCTTCTTCAGAAGACCAATTTCCATAGTCATCTTCATATATACCAGCAACGAATGGAAAATTCTCTAACGTAAGATCATATGTGCCTTTATATCCAGCCATTATTTTAATTCTTTATATATCTTAACTACTAAATAAACTAAAGTTGCAATACCCACAAGTAGACTTACAACCTCTGGTAACCAGCTCCATAGCGATAACCAAAATCCTCCAATTCCATATGTTGTTGTTTTAACTGTATCTATAATCCCCTCCATTTAATAGCCCAAAGCTTTCAATAATCTTTTAAAAATATTTTCTTGTGGAGCAAGTTGTTCCATTCCTTTTTCATATGAAAGTGTATCTGCAAATGTTGGATTTTGCTCTATTATCATTCTAAGCATATTTCCTTTCCAATCACGAATTTCTTTTCGAGCATCAATATTACCAGATGTAGGCTCATAAGCATGAATAAACCTTTCTTCACCTCCTCTTGTTAGTGCCTTATATAGCAAGTCCATTCCTGCACCACGTTGAGTGTGTGCAATTTCCTGTAATGTATTTGCTATAATTTCATTATCTATATTTTCATGTGCATTTGCCATATTATTTTCCTGTTATTAATTCTCCCCAAAGAGATGTTTTTCCATTTATTATTTGTATTACATGTACAGTAAAGAATCCTTTATCATAAAAGTCTACAATTGCAAAAGCATGAGACCAATTATGCATTCTATGTTGCAAGAATTCATTCTTTCTTGGAGACATGTCTTTAAGACATCCTATACTCCACGCTGACTTCGCCCCATCCAGATGTGTTACAGACGACTGCTGTATGTCGTGATGATGACCATACATAACATTTGTTCCTAGCCTCATCAAATGATTCCTTGTATGATTTATTCCAGCAAAATGGTGTCCATGATATAGAGCTAGTTTCCCAATCTTCATGTATTTCCCCACTGGATGATACGTATAACCTCTTTCTTTTAGTTTTACACATTCTTCAAACCTATACCTTTCCATGTATGGATGTTC